TCACAGCAGGTAGTCCCTCACGATCTCCATGATGTTCCGCTCGTCCTTGGCCGACAGGCCGAGGTACGGACGCGCCGGAATGTCGCCCCACGGCGCTTTGGCGTTGCGGCCGCGCCGATCTTTGCCGCTCCAGAGCGATCCGGCTCGCGCGCCGCCCTGCTGGACACCCGCGTACACCTGATTGCTGCCCCACGCCACGCTTTTGTCCCCCACCTGGTAGGCAATCGTGGTCGACAGCGCGCGGGATTCGCCGATCAATGGCTTGCGGCCGCCACGTGGGTGGCGCGCCAGCGTCGTGGGGCTCTTGGGCGCCCAGGCGCTTCCGTCGGGCGCCTTGCCGGTGCGAAACCGCTGCATCGTCGAGTCGATCCCGTACTCGCCGATCGCCTGCAGCAACGGGCGCGGCTTTTCCAGCACGCCCAACACCTGCGCAAGGGCGCTCGGGATCTCCCCCTGGTCGAACTTAAGCGTCAGCATCAGCAGTCCCTGAGTAGCGGGCCACATTCGCCGCCAGCGCGTCGCCCAGCTGCTGCGGCAGGCGCGCCCGTTTGGCCGCCACCAGCGCCCGGATTTCCTCGGCAATGTCGGCTGTTGGCGATCCTGCGCCCGGATCGGCCTGCGCCTGCCAACCGGCCGGCGCGGCGTTCTTATCGCCCGACGCCCGCACCGCCTTCACGCGGCAGGTGCAGCCATAGTCGGGCGGAATGCGCGGCGGAAAGTGCGTGCGCCAGAACGGATCGTCGTGGCGCAGCCGCATTCCGTTCCAAGCCAGATGCTGTGCGCGAGGCTCCTTGGCCGCACCGCTGTGCACCCACTCCCAGAACGGGTAGCGCGCCGCAAAATCCGGCTCCGTCAGCTGCGCATAGCGGCCCGTGCTGTAGCTCTTGCGCAGGTTGGTGGTGTAGATCACCCGCGTGCGCCAGGCCTCGCCATCGTCCGTGCCTTCCCCCGTCCAGCCGTGCCAGCCGTGCTTCTTCACCGTGCCCCAAAAGTCGGTGCGGAACGCCTCCAGGCCCACGCCATCTTCCACCGCGCGCTGCACCGCCTCGCGCAGGTCGGCCAGCAAGTCGGCCTTCATGGCCCCGGCCACTGCAAAGGCGCGCCGGTGCTCGTCGCCCGTCAGGTCGCGATAGGTCGCGGTGCCGCGCAGCTCGGTGCGCAGCGCCAGGGCGGCGATGGCCTCCTCAAAACGCAGTCGAACGCGGTCGATATCCGCCATCAGCCCGCCTCGGCCTCGCTGCGCGCGGCATCCATCCCGGCCAGGCGCGCAAAGGCCAGGCCCAGGCCCATCACGTCCGCCAGCTCAGCCTCCGGCAGCTCGTCAAAGGCGGCCAGGATGCGCGCCTGCAGATCGTCGGTGCTCGTCGCATCGGCCAGCAGCTGCTCCAGCCGCCGCATCCACTGCCCGACCACCTCGGCGCCGGCCGGCGCCAGCTGCTGCGCCAGGCGCGCTACCTCATCCGCCGCAGGGTCGCCCTCGGCGAATTCCGCCGGCTTCCCGCCCCGCTGCAGCAGGCCCGTGAACAGGCCGCCACCGCCCGGCAGCGCCTGGTCGGTCGGCGCGGCCGGCGTTTCGTCCAGATCGCCGTCCTGCAGCTCGTACGTCCGTTTGAAATAGGCCTGCGTCAGCTTCGCCCCGGCCTTTGTCAGAATCTCGTCCCGCTCGGCCTGCGCCTTGCTGACCTCCTGCTCTTCAAACAGCTCGAAAATCGGCGTCGGCGCGTTCTCGCCCTCGTGCAAATCGACGATCCAGCGGATCAGCTGCTTGTTCAGCACCGACTCCACCAGGCCCTTGTCACCGTCGCGAATCTCGCCGGCCACATCCAGGCCAGCGGACGCACTGGCGTGCGTGCTGCTGGCCTCCGTGCTCTGGTTTTGGCCCAGCAGCGCAATCGCCACCTCGCTGCGGCAGAACATAAGCAGGCGCTCATAGGCGTCCGCATTGCCGCTGGCGCCCGTGGCCTGCAGCATCTCCACGCTGGCGTCGTCAGGAATAACCGCCACGGCGTCTTCAATCATCGCTTCGAGCTGGTCGAGCAGCTTGTTGGTCTCGGGCTGCGGAGAGTTGCGCGGCTGCTTGCCCACGGCCCAGGGCATGCCGTATTTCTCGGCGAATTTCACCCAATAGCGCAGGCCGCCCTTTTTAAAGGTCACCGGCCAAAAGCACATGCTCAGGTCGGCGAAGCCATAGGGGTTGGCATACGTCGCCTCCTGCTGCGCCAGCAAGAATTTGCGCGGCGCCAGCGCCTCGCCCTCCATCAGGTGCTCGCGACTGCGAAAGCGCAGCTGCGCGTCCGCGTCAAAAAGGAACCAGTCCGCCGGCTTGCCCACAATCCGGTCTGGCACCGGCGCGCGCCCCAGGCCCTTTGACCAGATCACCTCCAGCGGCTGGTAGCCATACAGCACCGCGTCCATGATCTCGTTGATCAGCGTGTCCAGGTCAAGCCGGTCAAACACCGCCTGCACCACCTTGTGCATCCGGCTGCTGGCCTTGTCCTTCTCGATGCGCCATTCAAGCGACTTCACCGCCGCTTTGCGCCGGCGGATGCATCCGCCCGTGTGCGCATCCCCGCGCAGTTGGCGGTACACCTCCACGTCCTTGCCCATCTTCTTCAAGATCGGGTCAGGGTTCGGCAGGTACATGCCCAGCGCCACGAAATCCGGGCTGCGGTCGCGCGTCGCCACGTGGTCGCTCAGCGCCCCCTTGCCCGGCTTCATGCGCCGCTGCGCCTCGGCGAAAGACACAAAATCGTTGCCCAGGTAAATGCCGCTCATCATCAATATCCTTGCATCAGGGTGTCGGCATTGCGCCGGCGGCGGCTAGCTACTTCCACCGGACCGTAGTCCATCCGCGACGCCGCATGCAGGTAAACGCAGGCCATCGCCGCGTCGCCATGGCGCCCCTCGGACGTCTTGCCCTCAGGCACACGCGGCACGCCCCGCACCAGCTTGATCGCGCGGTGATCCAGCAGCACGTTGTCATCCAGCGGCACCGTGATCGTCTGATCTTCAAACGCCGCCTTGTACGGCGGCATGTTGTCCCGGTACCAACCCTCCGTCGGCATCAGGCGAACCACCACCGAGCCGTATTTGTCGTGCGCCGCCTCGCCGATGTAAGAGCCATTGCCCCGGCTATCAATCACCACGCCCGACAGGCGCGGCAGTGCATCGGCAATGGCAAAAAGCACCTGCAGCTGCTGGTTGTACGGAACATTCTTCAGCTCCACCAAGAACGGCACCCGCAGACTCAGGTTCTGCGCAATCTCCCCCGGCGCAATCACCGACAAGTCGCCCGAGCGCGCAAAGTCTTGGCCCAGCGCGTGCCGCAGCGCCGGGTTAAACGCCAGCAGCGGCCTCAGATGCTCGTCGATCCACTCCTGCATCTCCACGGCGCGCCGCTCGGGGCTTGCATCGTTGAAGGCGGCCGTGCCCGTGAAGCGCAGCACCGGCGCCGGCTTCATGCACGATTCGATCAACACGCGCGACAGCCAGGCACCGCCGCCCCGCGCCGGAACGCAAAACAGCTCCTCATCCTCATTCGGCTTGTAGCGGTTGACGATCTCCATGCGCCACTGCGCCTCGGCCTCGGGCGACCATGCCCGCCCTGTCACCGCACAAATCTTGCGGAACAAGCCATCGTGCAGCGCATCGTCAAAAGTGATCCGATGCAGCCCGTAGTTGTAGCGGCCCGCGCGCACATCCTTCACCAGCTCGTTGAACGGGTTGTCCTCCCCGTCATGCGTGCTGATGATCCGCACCTGACCGCCCCAAATCGTCATGGCCAGGGCCGCCTTCAGCAGCTCTTTGATGTCGTCGACAAACGCCGCCTCGTCGATCACCAGGCGCTCACCCGGCCGCCCCTTCGACCGCAGACTGCGCGGCGTGCTGGTCAGCGCCTGAATGAAGTGGCCGCTGTCGAACTTGATCGTGTACGCCAGGATCTGCTTGTCGCCCTCCTGAATCACCGACTCCTCCACCTCGGTCGCCGCCGCGTGGAACGCCTTCGCCCAGGTCGCGCAATCCTGGATGAAGCCCGCTGTCATGTCCTTGTTGTAGGAGATGTAATAGACGTTGGCCCCCCCCTCGCTGGCCGCGTACAGCACATCGTCGGCGGCCTCGGCGTAGCTCAAGCCGATACGCCGCCCCTTCTCAGCCACTTTGACTGCCGAGGCGTCGCTGATCCACTCGACCTGGTAGTCCATCAGGATGCCCAGCGCTTGGGCGATCTGCGTCTTTTGCATCACAGCTTGGCCTGGATAGCCTCGCGCAGCTGCGCCACCATGTCGGCAGACAGCCCTTGCTTCTTGGCCGAGCTGGCCACCTCTTTGGCCGCATCAGCCAGCGCCTTCTTGCGCGCCGCCTCTTCGATCTTGGCGCGCACCTCCAGCGTCAGCCGCTTCTGGTTCACGCTGGCCTTGCCGATCTCGGCCGCGTTCTTGAACAGCTTGTTCACATCCACGTTGTCGGCGTCGATGTCCAGCTCCATCAGCACGCCAAAGATGCGCTCCTGCGTCAAGCGCACCACCGCAGCGCCCAAGTTGTCCTCGTCGTCAGGCGCCGCCTCCACCATGGCCCGCGCCTGCTCCGTTGCCATCTTCAGCTTTGCCAGTCTTTCCTCGAAGGGCGATCCATAGCGCTGCAGCGCCGACTTCGAGACATCAGCGCCACGCTCTTTCAGGTCGGCCGCCAGCTGGACATAGTCGGCAAACCCCCGCCGAACAAGTTCTCCATCCAGCCATTCCTTGAGCTCAGGCGGCAGGGCCAGTACTTTGCTGCGCCGGGCCATGGCTCACCAGTACTTCGCAGGCCGCGCGATGCCCGGCTCGCACGGCACCGTGTATTCGGCCACGTCCACGCCAAAGCGCGACAGCTCGGCAAACCATCGGCCGCTGGGCTGCTTGTCCACGCGCACCAACTCGCGGTCGTCAAGGTAGTCCAGCTCCCGGCGCAGCTCCATCGCCGTCGCGTCCGGGTACTCGGCCTGCGCAACCGAAAGAATCGGCCCCTCAAACGCCCCAACGGGGCGCGCGTTGTTCAGCGTCAAGATGATCAGCCAGCGCAGCGCTTCGCGCCGGATGCGGGCCTGGTCAATCGTGTTCATGAATCCCCCTGTTTCAATGACAGCGACGCGCGCAGCTGCGCGTTGTCGATCTTCGTGGCAAGGCCATCCAACTTCGCTTCCAGAATCGACTGGACGCGGATGTGATCCTCCCGCCGGACGTAGTTCAAAGGCATGTCGGCCTGGAACTTCAGCAGATCGCGCTCAATGCGCTGCCAATTACCCATCTCTTCGCGCGCCGCCGCCTCAATACTGTCCAGCCGGCGCGACACTTGGTCGTGGTTGGCCGCGCGCGCGGCCTCCTGCGTGTTGAAGCGGTGATCAAGGTGCTTCTGCGTCTGCGACAGCAGCAACTTGCCCGCCGCAGCGCTCGCGCCGAAGAACGACACAGCCAGCGAGATCACATGCCAAAGGTCTAGCGTCACCTGCGTCACTTGCCTTCCAGGTGGCGCACCAGCTCAGCGTGCATCCCCGCGCACTGGCCATAGAGCCCGTACAAGTCCATCAGCGCCACCGCCACGTCGTCCACATCACTTCCCGGCGCCGGGCCCGGCTCGGGGCACTGTTGCAGTGAGGCCGCCGGCAGCGGCTTGGGCAGCGCGTTCACGCGCGGCACCGAGCTGGCGCACGCTGTCATCGTCAAAGCGGCAGCCAGCACGATCACCAGCCGTGTTTTTGAGCGCATCGCGAAACTCCTTTGAAAACTTTCGGTCGTTGGCCGCCCGCGTCGCAGCCGCGCCGCGCAGCGCGGCACTGGCCGCATTGGCGTCGTCTATCAGGCCCTGGTGTGCCTCCAGCTGCGCGGTCACCTTGGCAACGGTGTCGGCATCCCGGCGTGCCACCTCGGCCGCCTTGCCATTCCCATGGCCCCACCAATAGCCGCCCGCACCGGCGCCAAGCGCCAACAGCAGGCCGCCCAGGGCAATAACCGCGCGGCTCACGTCTCAGTCCTTCCAAGTGAGGGCTTTGACAGCCCACATCTGCGCCGTCTGCAGCTCCGTGATCGCCACGCTGGCCAGGCGCTTCTGCTCCGGACTGGCGCACGCCGCGCGCAGCTCGTTCTGCTGGTCAATCAGCTTGGCAAAGTGCAGCTTGCAATCGGCCACTTCGCCGCTGCCGCCGGGGTTGAAAGTCAGGCCAACGGCGCGCTCGCCGTACGTCAATTCAGGGGTGGGCATCAGCGCTCCTCATGGGTTCCAAACAGGCCCCCAAGCCGCATAGCGCGGCTGCAGGGTGACCAAGATGCGGCGCGGGTAGCCAAGGTTCTCCGCGCAGTGCACCGGCGCACGCCGCGCCTTGCCACAGGCCGCGTCGATCTGCTGGCGCGTAGGCGCCGCCAGGCCGGTCGTTCGGCCTTCTGCTTGCCAATGCCCCTCGCCGCCGTTGTAGCCGCGCAGGGCCAGCCACAGCCGGTCGTAGCGGCCCATGCGCGCCGGCGCGCGCTGGTACAGGTGCAGGTCGTAACCCACCAGCGCGCGCAGCGCCCAGGTTGGGTTGTGCGGCTGGCAGTCAGCACTGCTGATGCCCTCGCGTGCGCACCACCAGGTGGCGGTGGCGGGCATAAACTGCGCCATCCCGCGCGCGCCCACGCGGCTCACCGCTTCTGGGCGCCAGCCGCTTTCCTGATGCACCTGCGCCGCCAGTGCGGCAATCGGTGCATCCAGCCCCCAGGCCCGCTGCGCCTCGCGCACCAGCGTCAGGCGGTAGCGGTGCGCCTCGGGCGGCACCTGGGCCTGCGCTGCCTGCGCGAAAAACCCACCAGCAAGCAGCAGCGCGACGTGGATGGCGGCAGCTATGGCGCTCGTCCAGAAACTCTGCCTGCCAGTACGTGCCTTTCCGTGCTCGTGTGCGGCAATCAGCAGTCCAATCGCCATCATCGCCAGCCACGTCCATTGCGGCCAGCCCATCACGCCCCCAGGCTCACCGCAAGCATCGCCGCCGACACAATCAACGCGCGCCGCAGCATCGCGCCAATCAACAGGTGCACCGACGTGCAGTCCACCGCCTCGGCCAGGGCGCACGCATCGTCAGTGCCGCAGTCAACAGGGTCAGCCATATACGCTTCCAACGGGCTCGGCTCCAGGGGCACTGCCTCCGGCAGCTTCGCCTCCAGCAGCTCCCGCGCCAGCTGTCCGTCAGGCCGCGCGTAGGGGAACAAGCTGCGGTCGATCCAGTAGCCCGCCACCGCAGCCATCGAAACCAGGCTCAGCTTGTAGATGCTGACCGGCAGCTGCTGCGGCGCCATCAGCCACACCACCAGCGCCAGCACCAGCGCCACAATCAGCCAGTCACTCATTCGCCAGCGCGTGGCCGGCGGCGTTTGCTTTTGCATCGCCATTGCTCCATCGAGAAGGTTTGAACGCGCACGCCGCTGCAGCGCTGAAGCTGCGGTAAATGGGGACGTGCACACAATGGCCGAACCCGTGCGCCGCGAGCGTCGATTTCTCGCGAGAGAAGTGCGCGCAGCTTGCGCAGCGGTCAGACGTGGGCGGCAGGTTTTCAGCCATGCACGATGGTCGCGCGCGCGCGCGATGCAGGCCAACTAAAACGTTTTACATTTGCCGCGCGGCGCATGGGTGCGCCGGCTCGCTTGCAAAAAAAAGCGCCCCTCAGGGCGCTGTGGTCTGCGGGACTCAGCCCTTGACTTGGGAAAGCCAGCGTTGCCAGAAAACCGGCTGCTTCACATGATCAGGCTGCCCTTCAGCAATGGCCTGCTCTCGCTCGCAGATCAGCGATAGAACCTTGAGCGGCGGCGGAGCTTTCGCCGCCAACTGCGCGTAGTCCGCGTTCCACCCCGCCGTCCGCTCAAAACTCAGGCCACCCACCGGTACGCGTTCGATATCGGCCACCAGCTTGGCAGCCTGTTCGGCCAGTTCCTTGTGCAGTTGCTTGCGCTCGCTGTATCCGAACACCAACGCTACAAGGCCCGCCGATGTAATGGCAGTCGCGAGCCAGGGCAGCCAATCGACAAAGTACTTGCCCATCAGCGATGCACCAAGAACAACTGTGATTGACTTGGTGAACTTGTCGGCAAGGTCAAAAAACCGCTGACGCCGGCGGTGGTAGCGAACCTGAACCCAGGCCCTGCTCAGGGTGGCGCACCGTTGCGCCCACATACTGTCTAGGCGCTGGTTTTCAGCGGCATCGGCGTCTGCGTTGTGGCTCTCGACGGGGGGCGTAGTCATGTTGCCGATTGTGCACTCCGGTATGCGCCCTGGCTACTTTGGCGGCCTGGGCGGCGGCGAAGGCGGGGGATGGAAATACACCGCGCCGCCCCCGCGTTCGTTGAATTCAGTCGACTCGTGCAGCGGGGCAGGCGGTGGCGGCGGTGGCGGTGGCGGTGGCGGTGGCGGTGGCGGTGGGGGCGGTGGCGGCGGTGGCGGTGGTGGTGGTGGTGGTGGTGGTGGTGGTGGTTTTCCCTGCTCGCTCATGGGCGCTCCTTTAAAAAATCTGTCAGGCGTTCCAGCCCGTCACTGTCTTGCATGGCCTGGCCGTAGCCGGCGCGGTAGGCCACCCAGAGGGCCTCCTCGATGAGCTGCAAGGTGGGCACGGTGCCCGCTGGGTTGGGCGTGAGCTGCAGGCGCAAGGTGGGTTCGGTATTCATTGCGCCTCCTCGGCACGCGGCCTAGAAAACCTTGACGTCAAGCACCTTTGATTCGGTGCCGTTCAAGTAGCAATAGGCTGGCTTGTCGCCGCCGTAGGCGCCGTAGGAGTTCTTGGCGTCCACTGCTGCCACGTACTGCACCACAGCCAGTGTTGTCCCATGCATCTGCACCGTCGTGAAACCGACGCGTGACACGCGCGAGATGCGAACGCTGTCACGGTCTTTCCAGGCAGGCACCGACCGCAGCGCCGCCTCGCACAAGCCCGCAGCTTTGCCGCGCGCGTCAGCCACGTCAGCGTTGGTCGCCCCCGTGCTTGGCACCTTCATCTTCTCGCCGCCCGTGCAGGGCATCTGCTGAATCACCGTGCGCCCGCTGGCATCGGGGCACTTGTAGACCTGCGCGCTGGCACTGGCCGATGCCGTCAATGCCGCCCCGGTCATCAACGCCATCGCGGTTGTTGTTCTCAGTGTTGACATCCCTCTCTCCTTTCCTCGGTCATCTCGGTTGATCTGTCATAGCGGCGCGGGCTGCGAATCGTTGGCAGATCTATGCCGCATTGCCGCGCTGGGCATTGGCCGCTGATTTCGCCGCCAGAAGTGCCGCCTGTTCAACGTGCCGCTTGCCCTCTTCATCCGTGTGCTCGAAGTTGTCCAGCAGCGCGCGCTGGCGCGGTGGCAATGTGGCCGTGGGCGGCACTGGTTGGCTGCGCTGGCCGGTGACCACGTAGAGCACGTCCAGACCGTGGCCCGCCCACACGGCTAGCGCATTGGCGTTTGGTGCGGCCACGCCGGTCTCCCAGTTGAACAAGGTCTTGCGCGTCGCGCCCGCCAGATCCGCGAACTGCGCCTGGTTGAAGTTCAACCGCTCTCGCTCCTCTTTGATGCGTTCGCCCATGTGCATAAAAAATTTCCAAATAGGCATTGCGCATGGGTAAAAAATTACCCATAATCGCATCCATCAACAGCCAACCACTGCGACAACCGCCATGCAGCAAGCCACCCCCAACCAGATCAAGCACCGGCTGCGCCAGCAGGGTTTGACCCTGAAGGCCTGGGCCGCCATGCACAACTTCAAGTACCGCACCGTCAGCGATGCCGTGCGCGGCCTGCGCCAGGGCAACTACGGCGAAGGCCGTGAAGTGCGCCTGAAGCTCGGCCTGCCCGTCAACGACTGATCTGCCATGAAACCCATCTTCAAACGCGCCACTGACCACTGGTTGGTGCTGCGCCGCCGCTTTGCCCGCCGCGTGCTGCACTTTCTTTTGTCCGAAAACCGACACCCCCCCGTGCTCTACATCCCGCGCAGCCCGCTGGTTAATGAAACACCACAGGCTCGCCAGGCTCGCCAGGCCCGCCGGATTCGTCAGGTGCTGGCAGCAGGGCGCGCAGCTCCTGAAGGTATTCCTGCAGGGCCTGCGACTGATCCGGTGCCTGCTGCGCCCCAACAAGGAGGCGATCAATGAAGGCATGCGCATCCATCAGCAGGCCCGTGCGCCCCAGCTCCAGCACCAGGTTGCCCAGCAGAAAGCGCGCCGCTGCAGCGTCACGCGCGGCCAGCCGCGCAACGTCTTCGATCTCGCCCACCCACCGCGCCAAGGGCTGCTGCAGCTCGTCGTCGGTCATTGGTTGCTCCTTCGTTTGATTGCCTGGGCAATTTACCACCAAGCCGCCACCAATTAACACCCATACGCCATGACTACACCGCTTCGCACCAACGCCCAGGCCATCCAATGGATGGACGAGCAGGGCCTGTCCAAGGCCGAGCTGGCGCGCCGCTTTGGCGTCAGCTGCAGCCTGGTGGACGCCATCCTGCGCGGCCAGAAGCCCTGCAAGCGCGGCGCCAGCCACAACATCGCCGTGTTCCTGGGCCTCAAGCGCGGCCAGGCCGTGGCCGCCAAGCAGCCCTATACCCGCCCGGCGCACGCCCAGGCCGCAGCCGGTGCCGCCGCATGACGGGCGCATTCACGCCCTGGGGCCATCGGGTGGATGCCCCCGTGATTGGTCAGCCTGCGCCTGCCGCACCTGCCGCGCGCCGTCCAGCGCATCGGCCATCTGCCGCAGCGTGCGCTGCGATGCCGCTGCCAGCGCCGCCGGCGTGCCCGCCGGTGGCTGGCGCCCCCGCAGCGCCCGGCAAAGCTGGGGGCCGTCGATGAGCCGCGCATCCTCCAGCGCCGCCGCCAGCCAGATCACCGCCTGGCCTACCGCGTCAATGCGCCCCTCCAAATCTGCTGCCGTGTCCATGTGCCGCTCCGGGTGTGTTGACCTGGCTGAATTCTTGGTCGCTGCGCGCCAGCTGCACAGGCCCACGCCCGCTATTTGTTTGAACGGCCTGCGCGCCTCGCGCCAGGGGGCCTTCCAATGACGCGCCGCCATTGGAAACGCTGGCAACCGGCCAGCCTGCGCGACGCGCTGAAGGGCTGCAAAGACTTCGCGCAAGAGCGCCACAACCTGAGCGTCGAGCGCATCGCCGAGCGCATGGGCCTGGAAGACCACTGGGCCCTCTACAAGTGGATCGCCAACGGCCGCATGCCCGCCGTGCTGCTGCCCGCGTACGAGCACGCCTGCGGCATCAACCTGGTGGCCCGCTGGATGGCCGCCACAGACGGCAAGCTGCTCGTCGACATGCCGCGCGGCCGCCAGGCCCAGCCCGCCGACATGGTGGAGCTGAACACCGGCTTCGCCCAAGCCCTGCAGCTGCTGACCGACTTCTACGCCGGCGGCGAGCAGGCCGACGCCAACGCCACCCTTGAGGCCCTGCGCAACCACCTGCAGCAGGTCGCCGCCCATCAACTCAACGTGGCCGGCTTCGCCGAGCCCGAGCTGGACTTTGCACCATGACCGACGGCATGAGCGCCCAGGCTGCGCGCATTGAATTCCTGCGCAGGCAAGAGGCTGATCTTCAGCGCTGTCTCGACCAATGGCCCTCGCGCTGGTCGCAGCGGCACGCGCTCAAGAAAAAGACCCGCCAAAACTTGGAGACCGTCTCACGCATCCTGCGCGAGCTGGCGGCCCACCTGATCGCCGGGAGCTACTGATGAGCGCCGGCAACTACACCAACCCGGCCCAGCAGCGCCTGCTGCGCATGGTCGATCTGCTGGCCGGGCACGAGCTGCACGGCCTGGCGCCGGGCGAGATGGCCAAGGCCCTGGCCATTGGCCCCAGCAGCGTCACCCGCGACCTGGACAACCTGCGCACCGCCGGCTGGGCCGAGCAAACGCCCCAGGGCGGGCGCTGGCGCCTGGCGCCCCACGTCATCGAACTCAGCCGCCGGTACGCCGCCGGCCTGCATGCCGACCGGCAGGTGCGTGCCGACATCGAACGCCGCTACGGCGCCCTGTAACCCTTTCATTACCCCAACCGCTATGACACGCCCCCAACTCACCGACGAACAGATCGAGCAGAAATTCTTCAAGGCCAAGCCCGGCCGCAAGCCCGGCGCCGCGGCTGAGCCCGTCGCCGTGGTCACCAACCACGCCGCCATTGCCGAAGACGTGCAGAACGCCGACGCGCTGAACGCCCTGCGCGAGGGCTACGGCCAGGAGCGCGACCTGCTCAACCAGCTGCTGGGGCAAGCGCAGATGGCCGATGCGTTCGAGCAATTTTCGCGAACGGTTCGCACTTCCAAGCTGGCGTACGTGAGGGAAAACAAGCTGTACCGGGCGTTGAAAGGCATGTCAACCGCGAACGGTTCGCACTTTTCCGGAACATGGGACGAGTTCTGCCAGCTGCTCGGCACCTCTCGCGACAAGGTGGAGCTGGACATCGCCAACCTCAAAGCCTTCGGCGAAGAGGCCCTCGAATCCATGTCCCGCATGGGCATTGGCTACCGCGAACTGCGCCAGTACCGCCGCCTGCCCGAAGACCAGAAACTGGCCCTGATCGAGGTGGCCAAGGCCGGCGACAAGGACGGCTTTCTCGACCTGGCTGAGGAAATGATCGCGCGCCACGCCAAAGAAAAGGAGTCGCTCGCCACCCAGGTCGAAGAGGCCAAGGCCACGCTGGAGGCCAAAGACCGCGTGCTGGCCGACAAGAACGAGCGCCTGACCAAGCTGGAAGAAGAAGGCAAGCGCAAGTTCAAGCCATCGGCCGGCAGCGAAGCCAAGACGGCGCAAGAGCAGGCGCTGCTGACTGAGCTCGACCAGGCCAGCAGCGCCGCCTACCTGGCCATCCACAAAACCTTTGCCGCCGCCGACGTGGCCCTGTCCGACAGCGGCGCACGCGAGGCCATCCAGACGCGCGCCCGCCAGGCGGTGGAGTTCCTGGTGCAGCAGCTGGCAGACATGGCTGAGGAGTTCGGCATTCAGGTGGACTTGGAGGCGCGCATTGCCCCGCCCTGGTTGAACGAGGAAGCGCTCGCCTCACTGGAGGCGCGCAACGCCGCCAACCCGCACACCAACCCCCGCGCCAAGTAAGCAAGCCCGCACCATGGACGCCCTCCGCATGGAACTCATCACCAACGCCGCGCGCGACGCCGCTGCCGCGCCGCATGGCCAGCGCGGCCAGATCGTGCAGCGCGCCGCCGAGGCGCTCAACCTGTCGGTGCAGCGCACTCACGCTTTGGTATCTAAAGCCGCGCGGCAGCTGGGCCTGCAGGCGCAGCGCAAGCGCCGTGCAGATGCGGGGGCGTCAGCCATCACGGATGACGAGCTGGAACAGATCGCCGGCGCCATCCTGCACGACCGCCGGGCTGGCAAGTGGATGATTCCGCTGCAAGACACCATCGACATGCTGCATGCCGATGGCCGGCTCGCCACGCGCCTGTCCGCTGGCCACGTGGCGCGCCTGCTGCGCCAGCGCGGGCTGGACGGCCGCAGCCTGGCCGCGCCCTGCCCCCACGTGCGCATGCGCACCGAACACGTCAACGCCGTGTGGCAGATCGACGCATCGGTGTGCGTGCTCTACAAAACGCCCAAGGGCGAGCTGCAGCTGCTGGAAGAAGACGGCGTGCACTACAAGAACAAGCCGGCCAATCTGGTGCGCGTGATGGACCAGCTGCTGGTGCGCTTCGTCGGCGCCGAGCACGCCAGCGGGGCCATTGGCATGCGCTTCTACAGCGGCGGTGAGACCGCTGAGAACGCGCTGGACTTCCTCATGTGGATGATGACCCAGCGTGTCAACGACGCGGGCCAGGGCCTACCCCTGCACGGCGTGCCCTTCATGCTCTACACCGACCAGGGCGGCGCATTCAAGGCTGCGGCGTTCCGCAACTTCTGCAGCGCCATGGGTATCCGCCAGGGCTGGCACGCGCCGCGCAACAGCCGCGCCACTGGCCTGGCCGAAAGCAGCCAGAACATTGTCGAACGCGGCTTCGAATCGCGGCTGCGCTTTCTCGATCCGGCCAGCATCACCATCGCGCGCATGAACGCCATGGCCGAGCTGTGGATGCACAGCCGCAACGGCGCCAAGAAACACAGCCGGCATGGCATGACGCCATACGCCGCCTGGGCCACCATCGGGGCAGAACACCTGCGCCTCGCGCCGCCCATGGACATCATGCGCGAGCTGCCGCTCAGCCTGGCGCAGCCCCGCCAGGTCAAGGGCGACATGACGGTGAGCTTCGCCATCAAGGGGCACGGCGCCCGCGACTACGACGTGCGCTACGTGCCCGGCGTGTCCCCGCGCGACAAGGTGCTGGTGGCCGTCAACCCACTGGCCGCACCGGCCGTCCGCGTGGGCGTGACAGACCGCGACACCGGCGAGATCGTCTGGCACCAGGTCGAGCCCGTGAAGGAAGGCTGGATGGGTTACGCCGCCGACGCCCCCGTGCTGGGCAAGGATGAGTACAGGGCCTTGCCCGCCACGCCGGCAGACGAGCGGCGCGCACGCATCGCCGCCCAGGCCTTTGCCACGCCCGCCGGGCCCGCCACGCCCACCCAGGTGGCGGCGGCGCAAAAGGCCGGCACCTCGCCCTACGTCGGGCAGTTCGACCCGTTTGCTGACATCAAGGCCAAGGCCGCGGCGCTGCCCGCCTACCTGCAGCGACCCGGCACGCCGCATGCCGCCGCCGCGCCCACGCTGGAGCCTGTGCGCCTGTCGGTAGCCGCCGTGTGCAAGCGCGTGCGGCAGGAACTTCAGGGCGATTACGACCCCGGCACCTACGCATGGCTGACTGAGCGCTATGGCGATGCGGGCGTGCCCGAAGACGTGGCAGCCGGCCTGATTGCCGCGCGGCGCCAGTCGCTGGCGCCCGTCGCACAGCCGGCCGGGCTGCGCGCGGTGGGAGGCGGAAAGTGATCGCCGCCCACAAAGAAGTTGGCCCCGCTGGGTTGCACCCCAGCGAGGCCGCCCCCTCGAACCCCGAAACCATCGAAACCCAGGAGGAAGAAGCGATGTTACTGCCCCCACAAACCTTGAGCGAAGCGGCGCGCCGCCAGTTCACCTTGTTTGCCAACCCATTTGCCGGCGAAGTGACCACCGACGCCGAAATGTTCGTCAACGGCCACATTCGCTTCGTGCGCGAGGTGGCTTGGCAAGCCGCCACAGGCGCCCGCATGGCCGCCATCGTTGGCGAAAGCGGCGCCGGCAAAACCACCATGCTGGACGACCTGAAGGAATCGCTGCTGCGCGAGCATCGCCCCGTGGTGTGCATCGAGCCCAGCATGGAAGGCGCCGAAGAAACCGACACCAAGGGCAAGACCGTGAAAGCGGTGGATATTCACACCGCCATCATCCGCACGCTCAACGGGCGCGCGAGCGTGGCCAGCAATGCCGAGGCGCGCTCGCGCCAGGTGCACGCGGCGCTGTCCGAGTCGAGCGCCGCCGGCCATTCGCACCTGCTCATCATTGAAGAGGCGCACGCGCTGCCCGTGCCCACGCTCAACCACCTCAAACGCCTGCGCGAAAAGATGCGGCTGGGCCGCAGCTTCATGCTGGGCGTGCTGCTGGTCGGCCACCCGGAGCTGGAGAAGAAGCTGGCCCGCTGGGATGTGCGCGAAGTCATGCAACGCATTGAAGTGGCCCGCCTGCCGCCATTGGGTGCCGATCTTTCAGCGTATCTGCAAACCCGCGCCGCTGCCGCGGGCCGCAAGCTAGATGAGTTCATCACGGCCGAAGGGGTGGACGAGCTGCGCACCCGCCTGGTTGCCAACGGCAGCAGCCTGCTCAACCCGCTCAACGTCAACAACTGGATGAGCGCAGCACTCAACACAGCGGCCGACCTCGGCGCGCCAGTGGTTGACCGTGACGTTGTCCGCTCTGTGTGAGTCACGGCCATGAAGCTCTACCTCATCAAAATCGCCTGCCTCGGCCGCGCGTACTTCGAAGTGCGCGCCGATAGCAGCAGCTGCAGCGCCATCGTTCATGCGATGGACCGCTACCCGCAAGCCAGCGCAATCAGCGCCTGCCCTGTGGGCGCTCAGCCCGGGGGTGCCGCATGAGCGCCGCTCCGTCCCGCCCAGGCCCGGCCGCTCACCCCGGCACAGCGGCGCCGCAGGTTCGGCACGACACCGCGCGGCTTCCCGCCAGTGCCTGCTACAGCTGTGCAGGGTGCAGCGAAGCCGAGCCGGTCAACCCGACCGAAAGGCGCTGGCCGCGCACCGTCGACGAGGCGTTCCGCACGCCCGCCTGGCGCTGTGCCGTATCCGGCCCATGGGATCGGCCCAGCCCGATCCGCGTGGCGCTGGAGCTGTTCGCCGCCGCCCTGGTTGGCCTGGCACTCGTGGGGGTGATGCTTTGAGCACCGACTTCCAATGCCCGGCCTGCGGCGCCGAGTTCGACCTGGCCGTGGCCTTCAGCCACGAGGTAGACCAGCGCGCACTGTCCCGCCTGGCCGCCGTCAGCATTCCGCTGGGCGCCCGCGTGCTGCGCTACGTGGCCCTGTTCACGCCGCCCAAGCAGCGCCTGACCATGGCCAAAAAGCTGAAGCTGATCCTGCAGCTGCTGCCCGACCTTGAGCGCAAGGCCATCACGCACAAGGGCCGCGACTGGCCCGCGCCGCTGGAAGCCTGGGCCATGGCCTTTGACCAGATGCTGGCCGCGCGCGACGCCCAGCGGCTAGAGCTGCCCATGAAAGGCCACGGCTACCTCTACGCCATCCTGGCCGGCATGGCCGACAAGCACGAGGCCAAGGCCGAGCAAGACCGCGAACACCAGCAGCGCACCGCACCCAGGCGCGACACCGTGCAGGTGCGCGGCCAGGCGCTGGAGATCGGCCAGGCCCTGCAGGTCGTCCACGCCGGCAAAGACCCGGCGCTGGCCAAGCTGGATCAAGACGCCGCCCAGGCGGTGCCCATGCCCGCCAACGTGCGCGAGCGCCTTCAAGAACTGAAGAAAGGAGCGCAGCCATGAGCGGCGCCAGCCTGAACCCGCGCGACGAGGCCATCGTGCGCATCGTGCACGCGCGCGGCACCGTCAACCTCAGCGAACTGCTGACCGACTTCCGCGCACGGCCGATGTGCGTCGACACCGCCCGTAAAGCGCTGGCCCGCCTGGTCACGCTGGGCTGGCTGGTGCGCTTCGGCCACCGGGGCACGCTGTGGTCTATCAGCCGCAGCGCGCAGCCGCACGTGACCGATGGCGCCCGCCTGCCGACCAGGCCGGGCAACCAGCGTGCCGCCGCGTGCGACGCGCGCTCGCCCATGGCCAGGCCCTCCTACGCGGCGGCCTGCAGCGCCCCGGTTCGGGCCGGCGCGGCCGACTTCCTGGCCGTTCCCTCGCTGGGGCCATTCCGATGAGCCGCGGGACGCCTGACCACGCGGCAGATGCCGACGCACGCGAACGGGCCGATCTGGCCGCCGCGCTTATCGATCAGGGCTTCACCGCCGGCGCGTCGCCCGAGCGGCTGCTGGAGGCGCTGCTCGCCGCCTACGTCGCTGTTGCCGAAGTGCACCCCTGCTGTACCGCTGCGGGGGCCGCTGCCTTGCAGCGCTATGCCTTCCGACTGTGGCGCACCGCAGAGTTCGGATCGGCTGCCTCACACCTTCACTGACCCACCGGAGCACACCCATGACAACACTCGAAGAAATTCAAAAGCGCGCCGCCACCCTCAGCGAAGCCCGCGACAAGCTGAGCGAGCTGCTCGCCACCATGCAGGCCGGCATCGACGTGGTCAAGAACGAAAACTTTGCCGGCATTCGCGGCCTGGCACGCCGCGTTGCCAAGCAGCACAACGACCTGGCCGAGCTCATCCAGGCCAACCCCGCCTTGTTCGAGAAGCCGCGCACCTACGTCGTCGACGGCCTGAAGTTCGGCCTGCAAAAGCAGAAAGGCAGCCTGTCCTGGGACGACGACGAGAAGCTGTGCCAGCGCCTGCGCAGTCTGGCCCGTAGCGGCGCTCTCACGCCCGAGCAGGTGACCCTGTGCATCCGCACGAAGGAAACGCCCGTCGCCGCTGCGCTGGAAAAGCTGGACGCGAACATCATCAAGCGCCTGGGCATCACCGTGGCCGCCGACACCGACGCCACGCTGATCAAGAGCGTGGACAGCGAGATCGAGAAGGCCGTCAACGCCGTGATCCGCGAGGCCACCAAAGACGCCAATGCAGAGGTGACGCCATGAACCGCGCGGCCACCGCTGCGGCCCTGGGCGCCACTGCGGCCGACCTTCTCAGCCTGGCGCGCACGCTGGAGACGGTGGTTCAACCGCCCGGCGATCCGATAGATCCGAGCGAGGCCGATCACCTCGCGTGGGCCGACGAGGCCCGTGTGTCTGCAGGCGCGTGCGTTGCAGCCATCAACCACCTGAACGGCGTCAGCCCCGAATGAGCGCAGACCGCTTCGCCCAACGCAAGGCCGCCCAGGGCTACCGCAGCCCCGGCATGCGCGATGCCTGCTGCAACTGCGTCCATCGCAGCGCCGGCGCCATAACGTTTGACGGCGGCCGAGCCACGGGCTACGACTGCACGCTCGGCAAGTTCCTCGTTGTGCCGCAAGGCATCTGCGACCGCTACGCACCCGCCGTCATCGCCCGCAAGCCCACACCAAAGAAGGAGAACGACCAATGAAAAGCTACGAACAGATTGCCGAGGCCATGTACCGGGCCTGGGTGAAAGAGCGCGAGAGCCGAGAGGTCGTCCTCGGCCGCTACCTTGCCTGGAGTGCGCTGAGTGACGATGGCAAAGCCGCCTGGATCGCCGCCGCCAAACAAGCCGCCGCCGAGCTGGCGCTGGTCCACTGAAAGGGCCGACATGTTCAAGCAACTCAAGCTCTATCAGATCGGCGCCGCATGGCCCACCGCCGCCGCCCAGCTGGAAGAAGCGCTGGCGCAGGAGCCCTTCACGCCCTGCACGGCCACCCAGCAGCGCAGCACCGGCTGGATTCCCCCGCGCGGCGAAGCGCACGGCGCCCTGGTCGAAGCGGTGGACGGCGATTGGATCGCGCGCTTCCAGATTGAAACCAAGTCAGTGCCCGGCGACGCGGTTCGCGAGCATGCCGAAGCGGCGGCCGCTGAGATCGAGAAGACCACCGGCCGCAAGCCGGGCAAGAAGGAGCTGCGCGACCTGCGTGACGACGCCCTGCAGGCGCTGCTGCCCAGCGCATTCCCACGGCGCACCGTGGTCACCGCCTGGATCGACCCGGTTCGCCGCTGGCTGGTGCTGGACACCTGCACCGTCAGCAAGGCCGATGAGCTGGTGACCAGCCTGGTGCGCGTGGCGGGCAAGGGCTTTGAAGTGCGGCTGCTGCACACCCAGCAAACGCCCCAAGCCGTGATGGCCGCGTGGCTGGCCGCCGATTCGGCCGACAAGCTGCCGGATGCCTTCCACGTTGAGCGCGAGTGCGAGCTGAAGGGCAGCGGCGACGAGCCAGCGCTCGTTCGATTCAGCCGCCACGACCTGGCGACCGACGAGATCCGTCAGCACATCGCCGAAGGCAAGCTGCCGACCAAGCTGGCTCTGGGCTGGCAGGGCCGCGTTGCCTTCACGCTGACCCACACGTTCGACCTGCGCCGCATAGCGTTTCAAGAGGGCGTGTTCGAGAAGACCGACGCCAACGCCGACGCAGACCGTTTTGAAGCCGACGTGGCCTTGGCTACGGGCGAGCTGGGCGGGCTGATCACCGACCTGGTCGACGCGCTGGGTGGACTGGAGCGGCTGACATGAGCGCGCCCACAGCCAAGCAGTTGTCCTCCCGCCATGTGCGCACCCTGCGCACCTTCCGTAAGCGCGTGATTGACATGGCCGCGCAGTGGGAGGACGTCGATCAGTTCTGCCTGAACCGCTTGAGCGAACTGGTCGACGAACTGGAGCAAGCCGCAGTCGATATCACCCCCGACGACGCGCCCAGCGCGCGCGACCCCTACGGCACCGGGGGCGAGTAGCCGCAACGCATCGAACCCGGCTTCCGGTGTCCGTCAACACCGGGCTTCAACACCAACCATCGAAAGAGCCAACCGTGAACAAGACTGAACTGATCGAACACATCGCCATGAACGCCGACCTCTCCAAGGCCGACGCCGGCCGCGCGCTGGAAGCGACCCTGGGCGCCATCAAGACCACCCTGCGCAAAGGCGGCGCCGTCTCTCTGGTGGGCTTCGGCACCTTCGCCGTTGGCAAGCGCGCCGCGCGCACCGGGCGCAATCCGCGCACCGGCGCCGCCGTGAAGATCAAGGCGAGCAAGGTGCCCAAGTTCAAGGCCGGCAAGGCGCTCAAAGACGCGCTGAACTGAATCGGGATGCTGCACATGTACGCAAGCGCGACTGTGGGCGATTTGGGGCGGGGTGTGGGCGCCGATCACTGCCCGGTTGGTACCAATGCCGCACCCCAGCCCGAAAAATGCGCCAAGGGCCTAATTTCCGCGCCCGCAGATTTGATGGAGTTCGTCGCCGGCCTGCCGGGGCGCGAAGCCGCCCGCGTGCTGGGTCTGTCGAAAGGCTCCGTTGGGCGCCTGCGGCAGGGGTATTGGCCTGACGACCCCCGCAAGGTCTTGCAGGCGTGGGAACGCTACAAGGCCAGCAGGGGCGTGGTGGCGTCCGGCTGGTTTCTGCGCAAGGTCTACGCGGGTGGCCAGGTGCGCCACGCCGGCCACGCCTACACCGCCACTGGCCTGGCCGCGCGCACCGGCCAGCTGCTGGCCGTGTCGCGCAGTGCCGACGGCGGCTTGCTGGCGCAAACGCTGGACTTGCCTGCCGAGCGGCTCTCACTTACTCAACTGGGAGCACCGGCATGAGCGCCGCCACAATCGCCGCCACGTTCGGCATCCTGGGCGCGCTGCTGCTGGCCATGCCAGCGCTGCCTGGCTGGGGCTTCGGCGCCTTCGTCATCAGCAACGTGGCCTGGCTGCTCGTCAGCGCCCGCCGCGCGCAGTGGGCCTTGCACGTGCAGCAATGGGTTTTTCTGCTGTGCAGCCTGCTGGGCCTGTGGAACTGGTGGCTTGGGCCGCTGCTGCTGGGCTGACCATGAGCACCGACCACATCAGGGCCATCCACGTCCTCAAGGGCAAGCTGAGCTTGTCTGATGACGACTACCGCGCGCTGCTGATCCAGCTCACAGGCCACAGCAGCAGCAAGGCCATGACGCAGGCGCAACGCCGCACCGTGCGCGAGCACCTGCAGCGCCTGGCCGCCCACATGGGCATTGAGCAGCCAGCCACGCGCCAGCGCCCGCTGGCCGATGCGGCATTTGCCAAGGCCAAGGCGGATGCCAGTCCGCGCGAGCGCAAGGTGTGGGCGCTGTGGCACCAGCTGCACCGCGACGGCCTGGTCGACAACCCGAGCGCCGCCGCGCTGAATGCGTGGGTCAAGCGCCAAGTGGGCGTGGACGCCCTGCGGTTTTGTACCGGCCCGCAGCTGGACACCTTGATCGAAGCGCTCAAGGCCTGGGGAGACCGATAGCCATGGGAATGCGCAAGCACCTCACCGCCGCAGAGGCCGCCGTGCTGGACGCGGTGCTGCCAGCCGGTTTGACGGACGAGATGCGCGACGTTGCGCTGTGCTTGTATGAAGCCCTGGCGCTGGAAGACAGCCGCGCCGGCCAACAGCAGCCGGCAGGCGACTGGCTTGCCGACCTGCAGCGCCTGGCACGGATGGCCGCGCTACAGCTGCAGCACCTGGCGCGCGAGAAAGGCGGCCGCGCCATCTACCTGGCCAAGGGCGTGGCCATGTACCTGTCGGCCCGAGACCGCCAAATGTGCGACCGCTTTACGGGCAACAACTACCGCCAACTCGCGGCAGAGTTCGACCTGACAGAAATGCGCGTGCGCCAGATCGTGGACGCTTGGCAGCGGGAGCAGTTCACGCGCCGCCAGGGTCTGTTGCCGGGGCTGGATTAGCCGGCTGCGCCGGCCGCTGCAGGCCGTGGATGAACTCGCAGACTCCCTCTGCCGTGTCCAGAACCTGCCGCGCAGTCTGCGGGACAACCGACGTGCCTCGATGGATCACTCGGTTGCGCCAATTCAAGGCGGGCTCCAGATCCTGCCAATGCCTGCACCGGCCAACGTTGGTTCCCGCCAGTTTCGCAAGGGTCTTGATCTTCTCCAGCAATTCCTGGCGCCCTTTGATGACCTCCACCATGGAAAGTCCTTCATCCGGATCGAGAGCCTCCAGCTCAATGCGCTTATTGACGTACGCCACCTCCACCGCTGTCGCACTCCATATCACCGCCGCGTCGAAGTCCTCGCGCGCCAGCGCGTCTCTCGCCTTCTGCAGAATGTGGGCTGTGGGGGCAATGCTATAAGCCTCCGGCCGGCCAAAATTCACGGGGCGGAATGATCGTGCAACCAGACGCTGGGTAGGTGGTGTGTTTTCGCTCACGGTGTTCATCCAAGGCTTGCCTGACCGCTAGAAATACTAAAGCGCTTTAGATCGCCCCTTTGACGCTGCCCGCCGACCATGGCGGGTATGCAGCAAGCAGCCCCCGCCGCCAAGGCGCTTCACATCTTCAAGCCCGGCCGCCACATCACCGTGGCCGGCGAGGCCATCGAGTTCAGCGAGGCGGACATTGCCGCCACGGCCGCTGCCTACAACCCCAAGATTCACAAGGCCCCCATCGTCAAGGGGCATCCCGCCATCGACGCGCCGGCCCAAGGCTGGGCCGAGGCGCTGCAGGCCAATGAGCGCGGCCTGTACGCGCTGCCCTCCAAGGTAGACCCCGCCTTCGCCGAAGAAGTGCGCGCGGGCCGCTGGGGCGCCCTCAGCGCCAAGTTCTACCGCCCCGACGCTGCCAACAACCCGGTGCCGGGCACCTGGTACCTGCGCCACATCGGCGTGCTGGGCGCGCAGCCGCCCGGCGTGAAGGGCCTGGAAGCGCCCGAGTTTGCCGAGGCCGACGCCGACAGCGTCTGCTTTGCCGAGGGCGTGGCCTTCGGCGACTGGACGCCCATGACGCAGGCCAACCTGTTCCGACAGCTGCGCGACTGGATCGTCAGCAAGTTCGGCCTGGAAGAAGCCGACAAGGTGCTGCCCAACTACGACGTGCGCGAGCTGGAGCTGGCCGCACAGGAAGAAGTCGCCAGCCACCGCGCCCCTTCCTCCTCTTTGCCGGCCTTCGCCGAAGGCGAGCCCGCCCCCAGCAACCCACCACCACAGGAGTCCACAGTGACCGAACAGGAAGCCGCGCAGCTGCGCGAGAAGAACGCCCAGCTGCAGGCGCAGCTGACCGCCGCCAATGAGGCCGCTGTGGCCGCCGCTGCGCGCGATGCGCAAGCCGCCGCTGCCGCGCGCACCGCAGAGCACACGGCCTTTGCCGAGGCCCTGATCGAACAGGCCAAGGTGCCCGAGGCCGACAAAGCCCGCATCGTCGCGATTGCCGATGCCATCCATCCCCCGGGCGATGCGCCCGTGATGTTCGGCGAGGGCGACGGGAAGACCACGCTGTATGCCCAGTTCAAGTCCTTCCTTGAGGGCCTCAAGCCCAGCGTCGAGTTCGGCGAGCAGGCCACGCGCGGCCGCGCAGGCAGCGCTGATGGTGGCGCACCGGAGGTCGAGTACGCCGAAGGCGTCGACCCCGAGAGCATCGAGCTCGACAAAAAGATTCGCGCCTACATGGCCGCGCACAAGGTGACGTACGCCGTCGCCTACGCCGCAGTCACCAAGTAAGCGCGGCGCCGCAAACCAACCACTCAGGAGCTTCCCAGCATGTCCCGTCTGCAACAACTTCGCATCGTCGATGCGGTGCTCACCAATCTGGCCGCTGGCTACATCAACGACGAGTTCATCGCCGACTCGATCCTGCCGCGCGTCCCCGTGACCAAGGAAGGCGGAAAGGTGCCGCTGTTCGGCAAGGCTCAGTTCATCGAACACCGCACCGAGCGTGCCATTCGCGGCGCCACCAACGTGCGCGACCCCGAGGGCGTCAAAACCATCGACTACGTGCTGACCGAGTACGACATCGCCACGCGCCTGGACTACCGTGAAAAGCAAGAGGCCGATTTCCAGATCGACGCGGTCGAGACCGCCAACACCATGGAAATCCTGCGCCTGGGCCATGAGCTGCGCGTTGCGCGCATGGTGCAGAACCCGGCCACCTACGTGCCTGGCAACACGATCACCCTGGCCGGCGCTGACCAGTTCACCAACCCGGCCAGCGATCCGCTCGGCGTGGTGCTGGACGCTAAGGCCGCCGTGCGCTCGCAGATCGTGCGCGAGCCCAACACGCTGTGGATGGGGTACAGCACCTACCTGACGCTGCTGCGCCACCCGCAGCTGGTGGGCCTGCTGTCCACCAACAAAGACCGCATCCTGACCGACGACGAGCTCAAGCGCTTCTTGCGCGTCGACAATTTGGTCGTTGGCAAGGCCGTGTCCAGCACGGATGGCGAAACCGTCACCGACATCTGGGGCGACAACATGGGCCTGACCTACACCGCCCGTGAGGTCGATGGCCAGCGCAGCTACCGCGTGCCCAGCTTCGGCTACACGCTGGTCAAGCAAGGCTGGCCGCAGGTCGACCGCTACCCCGACGCGCAAAGCGGCGGCAAGGTCGAGTTCATCCGCGCAACCGAGATCAATGACGCCTTCGTGCTGTCCAAAGGTGCGGGCTTCCTGATCTCCAACACGAACGCCTGACCATGGCCGCCGCCAGGAAAACCCCCGCCAACGCGCCGGCGCCTGCCGCCGCCCCCGCTGATGACGCCGCGCGCCCCAGCGCTGCGCCTGCCCCGGACACACCCCCCGAGAGCGAAGCTGCCCCCGGCGCCGCCACCAGCGCGACGCCGGGTGGGGCCGGCGATCCCCCGGCGCCAGAGCAAGCCGGTGCTGTCGTCGGCTATGTGGCGCTGCGCCGCATTCGGTACGGCACCAAAGACGCCGAAGGTCAGCGCATCAGCCGCACCTACGAGCCAGGCGCCGCGCTGGATCTGGACGACGACACCGCCGCCGTGCTGCTGCAGCGTGGCGATGTGAAGCGCGCCTGACCATGACGCAGGCTGCAACGCCAGAGCCCGTGCGCAAGCGCTACCGCCTGCGCCCCTCGGGCTGCTGCGACCTGCCGCGCGTGGTGCACCTGACAGATGCCGAGGCCGCCCCAGGCCTGGCGTCCGGCATGTTGCAGCCGCTGCCCGATCTGCCCCCCACCAACGTACCCGAAACCCCCAGGAGCCCTTCGTGAGCAAACCCACTTTTCACCCGCTGCTGACGCTCACCGTCATCGCCGCCGCTGCCATTACGAAGGAACGCCGCTTCATCGGCTTTGACGGCAACACCGCCGCCGCTGGCGCCAAGGCGCTGGGCACCAACCCCGTGACGGCCGCTGCCGGCGAAGCCATGCCGGTCGATTCGCACGGCGTGATCCTTGTCGAGGCCGGCGCCGCAGTGGCGCGCGGTGCGCAGGTGCAGGGCGATGCGGACGGCCGCGCCATCACCCTGGCCGGTGGCGTCTCGAACGGCTACGCGCTGGCCGCGGCCGCGGCGGCCGGCGAGCTGATTCCGATCGTTCGCGGCATCTGACGAGAGCTGACCAGCCATGGCCTACGCCACTGTCGCCGATGTCGCCCGCGTCGCCACGCGCGGCTGGGACGACATTGCCCAGCGCGCGGTGCAGAACGCCCGCGTAGCGGGCGAAACGCTGCGCGCGCTGTACAGCGGCGAGAGCGTGGTGGGCGTGGCAGCGGACGTGCTTGAGCTGGCGCAGCGTGGCCTGGCGCTCGTTGCAGACACGCTCGAGCGCGCCAGCCGGCATGCCGACACCTACATTCAGCCGCGCTACCAGGGCCAGCTGCCGCTGCCTGCGCACCTGGTCAGCGGGTCAGACCTGCCCACCGTCGTGGCCACCATCGCCTATCGCCGCCTCATGGGTGCTTCGCTGTCTGAGGACACGGATCGCAACACCGCATGGGCCGAGAAGTACTTGCGCGACCTGGCCGATGGCCGCGTCACCCTGGGCGCCACCGACAACGCCACGCCGCAGCCGCCGGGCCGCATGGTGAGCAGCGCCGCCTGCAAGACCATCGACTGGGACAGGTACTGATGCCGCATGAACACCATCACCATCAAGCGCGGCGACACCCTGGAGCTGGAATGCGTTGTGCAGGAAAGCGGCCAGCCTTTGAACATCACAGGCTGGCACATCGAGAGCTGGGTGCGCGCGCCGGCCAAGCAGGTCGTGCACCGGTTTGCCGTGCAGATCACAGCGCCGCTGGCGGGCCGCTACCTGCTGCCCGCATCGGCAGCGCAGACCGAGCAGTGGCCAGTTGGCGGAATGACGATGGACGTTCGCTACACCGATGCGGGCGGCCGGGTCTTCTCCACCGAGTCGATCGCCTTGCAAGTTCTGGAGCCTGAGACGCGATGAACCCCAACAACTTCCTGGGCGCCGAGCCCTTGATCATTGCGCGCCTCAAGGCCGTGCTGCCCGACGACGTGCATGTGCTGTCCGCTGCGGAGCTGGCGAAGATCGCGGGCGAGCAGCAGCCCACGCCTGCCGTGCACGTGGTGTACGACGGCTACCGCACCGAAGACACCAAGGTGCCTGCGGTGGTGCGCGTGGTGCAAAGCTGGATCACCGTGGTGGTTGCCCGCAACGTGGCCGACATTGAGCAAGGCTTTCATGCGCGCCAGGCCGCCGGCCCATTGGCCAGTCAAGTCGTGGAGGCGCTGTACCGGCACACCTTGAAGAACGACAAGGACGAGGCGTTCGGCAACGGCCCGCTGCGCCTGGCCGCCGCGCCCAACCCTGGCTTTGACGATGGGCACTTCTACCTGCCCCTGGCGTGGGACTGCCCCATCAACTTCATATCGAACGCGTGCTAGGCATGGCCATCACCACCCACATCACCAACAACGGCCGGCTGACCGTGGTCACCGTGGTCGGCGTGCGCGGCCCGCAGGGCGGGCCCGGCGGCGGCGGCAACGCGCCGGCGATCAGCGCCGACCCCGACAACCGAATCCGTGAGGGCAGCGACGGCGGCCTTCATGTGCTGGACAACCTGATCCCTGACCCCCTCGCTTATTACATCCTCGCGAAAGGCTGATTCCATGACCCAAGAGCAACGCATCATCGCCCTGGCCCAGGCCGTGGGCGCAGACATCAAGGCCCTTAACCTCAACCAGGGCGCGATGACGGCTTTGACTACGGCAGCCAAGGCCAACCTGGTTGCCGCCATCAACGAGCTGAAAACGGCAATAGACGCACTGTCTGGCGCCGGCGGCGCGCCAATCAACGACAGCGCGGGCAATGGCGACACCACGGCCACGTGGTCGGCCGACAAAATCTTTGACTCGATCGAGTTGGCAAAGCAGGCCGTCAAGGACGATCTGGTCAACGGCTCTGCCGCCGCGCTGGACACCCTGGCAGAGCTGGCCGCCGCGCTGAACAACGATCCAAACTTCGCGGCCACGCTGGCCAGCGAGATCGCCAACCGCGTGCGCTACGACGCCGCACAAGCGCTGACGGCGCCGCAGCAAACGCAGGCGCGCGCCAACATCGCCGCCTATGGGGCAGCAGAGATCGGCAACCCGGACGCCGACCTGGTCGCCGCCTACAACGCCGCGAAGACCTAAGCCATGGCAACCCTTGCCCAGCGCCTGAGCGCCGTGCTGCAGGCCATCGGCGTAGACATGAAATCGGTGCTTCCGTGGGCGGCCAAGACGCCGCCTTCGGGCGCTGTCGTGGGCACAAGCGATTCGCAGACGCTGGGCAACAAGACGCTCGCAGCGCCGGTAATCAGCGGGTCGGCCCGGTTCGAGGCGGTTCAACAGCTCATCGCGAACACGTCGAGCACGCCAGTCAACTTCGCCAACGGACAGAAGGTGCACGTCTACGTGCAGGTCAACACGACGCTGCAGATCACCACTCCGGGTGTTGGCAACTACCAGATCGTGGTGACGATGGCCAGCGCGGGCCTCAGCGTGTCGGTCAACCCCGTCAGCTTCTGGGTGGGTGCTGCTTCGCAGCCTGCCATGAATACCGCCAACGGGGGTCGCACGCTGCTGTCCTTCTATTCGGACGGTTCGTTCCTTTACTGCGGCGTCGCCAAGCTGAACGCCACCTGATCCATGCCGACGCTGTCGTTCTATCCAACGCAGGTGCTCAGCGCCTCCGCCTTCTCTGCTTCAGAGCTGAGCAAGGTGCTCGGCAACACGAGCACCGAGGCGACACACACCGACAGCATTGGCACGTACGCCGGCCTGGGCGGCACGTTCCGCATCGACATGAGTGCGCTGCCCGCCAGCGCCATCGTCAGCGGCCTGCGCGCCCAGGTGCTCGCACTGGCCAGCGCAACCAACATCCGAGCCTTCTACAGCTTCGAAATCTACAACGGCGATTCGATCCTCAAGACCAACCAGTCTTCGGTGCCGACGTCGCTCAGCCAGTGGACGGCCAGCGTGACCGCATCGGAGCTGGCAGCTAGAGGCATCAACACCGCAGCGCTGCGCGGCAGCGGGCTGGAGTGGGCCAACAACTTCCTCTCGCTGGGCACCAGCTACGCCACGCTGTACTGGCAGAAGTTTTGGGTCGACGTCGACTACACCCTGCCTGCCGGCGTGCCCAACCCCCTCTTTTTTAACGAGCTCTTCTGAGCCCAACCCTGGAGCAACTGCAAATGACCGAGCCGAAGAAAGCCGAAGTCACCCTGGCAACGAAGCACGTTCACGGCGCCCGCGAGTATGAACGCGGCGACGTGCTCACGCTGCGCGAAGACCAGGCCGCCTGGCTGATCGCCAAGCAAATCGCCGTCAAAAAAGGCGAGGCGCTGCCGGCCCTGCCGTCGGAAATCAAGACCGTGCAAGACATGCGCGAGGTCGAAGCCGCTGTGGCCGCAGACCAGCGCGCCAAGGCCACCGCCAAGGCCGCCAAGGCCTGACCCACCAACCCGCAACACGAAAGGAACTGAAACCATGTTGCTCGACGAAAAAATGATGTGGGACGGCCAAGGGCCCGTCTTTCTGGGCAAGTACGACGCCGCCGCAGGCCGCCCTGACATGGGCAATCTGACGAAGGTCTACCAGATCGGCTGCGGCACCTCGGCGCTGACCACGACGCCGAAAATCGAGACCGAGAACATCAACGAAACCTGCACGGGCGCGCGCGCCGTGCTCGCGTCACGCATCAGCTCGCGCGAGCTGGGCGTGGGCCTCACTGCCATCCAGTTCGACTCTCGCGCCATGGCCACCGCCTTCTATGGCGAAGCCACCGCCGTGGCTGCCGGCACCGTGACCGATGAGCCCATCGCTCCCACCACGGCCGTTGGGGACTTCATCTTCCTGCGCTACCCCAACGTGAAGAACGTGGTGCTGACAGACAGCGCTGCCGCCCCGCTGGTGGAGAACACCCACTACGCGGTGGAAGACGCCGCCACCGGCCGCATCCGCGTGATCGCGCTGCCCGGCGCGGCCACCATCGCGACAGCCGACTACGAGTTCGAGCCGCACGTGCACTTCAGCATCTTCAAGACCGGCCTGGTCGAGATGGGCCTGATTTTCTGCGGCATCAACGGCAAGGGGCAGCGCGCGCGCGTCACGGTGCCGCGCATCAACTTCTCAATGGGCGGCGACTTCAGCTGGATCGGCGACGACAACGCCGAGCTGCAGCTGGAAGGCCAGGCGCTGTTTGCGTCGGAGCTGCAGTTCCACCCTCAATTTGCCCCAGGCTTCGGCCGCGTTGAGCTGATCTCGGCGCCTACGCCCTGACCAGTCACGCCCTGGCGCTGGGCAAAAAGAACCCCGCCGGGCACTGCCTGGGCGGGGTTTTGCTTTGTGGCGGGCTTACTCGCCGCGCAGCAGCTGGCCAAGTAACCGGAAGGGCCAGAACAGCGCTTGTGCGAACAGCCAGAACAGCGCCAACGTGAATGCAGCAACAAAAAGGGCGACTGCATAGGACGGCCAGAGCATGGCCGCCGCCGAAGCCGCAAGCGCTGCCACCGCGCCGACTTTGATGGCCCGGACGTTGCGCATCGACGGGTCAATCAGGGTCAGCAAGAGCGCAACGGCGGCGCCCAGGGCGGCGATCAGAAAAGAGCTCATACCCCGATTGTGTTTCAAAAAGGTTCGACATGGCAACGCAAGAGCTAAAAGCCAAACTGCTGCTTGAGGCAGAAACCAAGGGCGCGGACGGCATCAAGGAAATCGTCTCCGAGTTGGAGGCGCTCGCGCAGGAAGGCGGCGAGGCGGCGCCGAAGTTCCAGGAACTGGCCGACAACCTGCGCGAAATGGACGAGCAGGCGCGCGCGGTCGATACGTTTGCCGAGCTGCGCCGAGAGGTCGCCGCCACGGCCAAGTCGATGGATGAAGCGGCGGCCAACGTCGATCGCCTCGCCGCCGAGCTGGCGCAGGCGGGCCAGGCCACCCAACAGAACGCTGCAGCGCAGGCCAAGGCCAACCGCGACCTGGAGGTCGCGCGCGACCAGCAGAAGGCCCTGAAGGATGCCGTAGCCCAGACGCGCGCGGAGTTGCGCCAGCAGCGCGAGGCGCTCCAGTCTGGCGGCGACGGCGGTGCGGTGTACGCCGAGCGAATCAAGGACAGCGCGTCTCAGCTCAAGGTCTTGGTGGATGAGCAAAAGCGCTCGGCGGAGCAGGTCAAGGCGCTCGCGTCTGCCAACAAGGCCGCAGCGGCGGAAAGCCGTGCCGCCGCGCAGGCGGAGAAGGCCCTGGCCGACGAGTACGCACGCTCGGTACAGAGTGCCGGCCAGCTAAGCGGCGTGCTGGGCGATCAGAACCGCTCGCTCACGCAAGCGCGCCAGGCGCTGGACGCCGCCGGCATCAGCACGCAGGGCCTGAGCGATGAGCAGGCCGAGCTGGTGGCCTCGCTCAAGCGGGCTGAGCGGCAAGCCCAGGAATACGTGGCCGTCGTGCGCGACATGCACGCCGAGGCCGACAGCCTGGGGCCCGCCCTGGAAGCGACGTTCAAGCAGTTGGGGATGCGCGGCGTCGCCCAGATCACCGCCGAGATCGAGAGGCTGCAAGCAGCCATGCGCAGCCTCAAGGGCCAGAAGCTGCTGCCGGAGGATTCGGCGCGGGCCAGCGCAGAGCTACAGCGCCGCATTGAGGCCCTTCGCGGAGAGATGCGGGGCGTAGAGGGCGACTCACGCGGCGCGTCCAAGGCCATCGACGCCCTGGGCAACGCCAGCACCAGTGCCGGCAGCAAGCTGGGCGCGGCGGCGCACAAGGCCCTGGCATGGACAGGCGCCATGGTGGGCCTGAACGAGCTGCGAGAGCTCGGCAAGAAGGTGCTCGACACGGGCAGCGCCTTTGAGCAGCTGGAGCGTCGATTGACCGGCATCCTGGGGAGCGCCGACAAGGCCCGCCAGGCAATGGCCATGCTTAAGCAGCTGGCGCAGGACACGCCGTTCGATGTGCAGGGCCTGACCGACGCGTACGCAAAACTGTCTGCCTTCGGCCTGCAGCCCACGCGCGAGCAGATGCTCGCCATCGCCGACACAGCCGCCAAGCTGGGGGGCGGCACGGAAGCGCTTACAGGTGTGACGCTGGCCTTGGGTCAGGCGTGGACGAAGGGCAAGCTGCAGGGCGAAGAAATCCTGCAGCTGGCCGAGCGCGGTGTGCCCGTATGGGACTTGCTGGCCAAGGCCACGGGCAAGAACGTTCAAGAGCTGCAGAAGCTGTCCGAAGCGGGGCTTCTAGGCCGCGACGTCATCTTGAAGTTGCTCGACGCCATGGGCAGCGCGAGTGCCGGCGCCAGCGCCGACCTGATGGCCTCGTACGCCGGTGCGGTGCAGCGCGCGCAGGATGCACTGCAAGAGTTTTTCAACATGGTGGCGCAGTCCGGCGTGTTGAAGTACCTGACGGAGCAGATCCAAGGCCTGCTGGCCGAATTCGACCGGCTGAAGGCCACGGGCGAACTGCAGCAGTGGGCGACCAAGATTGGCAAGGGTTTCATCGACATCGCCAACGCGGCGCAAGGCGTCATCGGCGTGCTGCGCGCAATGGCGCCGGTGATCACCCTGGCCGCCAAGGCTTACGCTGGCATGAAGTTGGCTGAAGTGGCCGCTGGCTTGACCGGCGTCATCGTCAAAGGCGAGGGTGCGGCCGGCGCGCTCAAGCAGATCGCGTCCGCGTCCATTCCCGCGAAGGTGGGCCTGGCGAGCGTTGCCGTGGTGGCCGCCAATCTCGCCGTGCAAGTCGCTGGGATCATCAAGAACTACGGCGCCTATCGGGCCGAGCTGGCCAAGCATGCGGCCATTCAGGCCAGCATCAACCAGCTTGAGGATCAGAAGGCCAAGAAGCTCAAGGCCATCTCCGATGCCACCGGCGTGGTCGTCAAGAGCATGCAGGATCTGGACGACGCGGTCGCCGCCGGGAAGTTGGTGTTCGACCAGGCGAGCGGCAGCTACCTGTCGGCAGAGCAGGCGCAGAAGAAGCTCGCCGGGGCCGTGAAGGACACGGTGGCGCAGATGGCGGCGGCCGACGCCACCACCATCGTGGCCGCGTTCAACAATGCCAACGCCGCGGCGGGCGAGACGGAAAACGCCATCAAGAAGCTGGCCGAGCAGCTGAAGTTCAAGGACGTGCGGGGCAGCAGCGGGTTTGTGTTGGCGATGGAGGAGCTTCGCAGCAAAGGAACCCTGACGGCCAAGCAGGTGGGCGAGGCCTGGCAGCAGGCACTGGCCAAGCTCAGCACAGGCGAGCTGGGTGCGCTGCGAGCCAATTTGCAGGAAGCAGCCCGCACGGGCGTGATCACGGCAAAGCAACTGGCTGAGGCCAATGACCAGATTTTGTCGTCCAGTTTCTCGCGTCTCGGCGTGAACGCTGCGCAGGCCCTGGGGAAGATCAGCGAAGGCGCTCAAGAGGCCATCAACTCGGTTGGCTTGGTGGCCGATGCTGCCGAAGCCGCTGGCGTGAAAACCACAGAGGCGGCGCGCGCGATAGAGATGGCCTTCATGGCCGCCATTCCAAAAGCCGACAGCCTGGAGGCCGTGGCCGAGCTGGAGAAACAGCTCAAGGCCCTGGGCTCGGCGGGCAAGCTCAGTGCCGACGGCATCAAGCGCACGCAGGAGGCGCTGGACAAGCAGCGCGCCACCATTGAAGACCAGTTGCCCGGTATCCAGAGCCTGGGCGAGGCCCTGCGCCAGCTGGGCGTAAAGCCGCAGGCCGAGCTGAAGGCGCTGGCCGCATCCGCCAAGGAGGCCTTCGACAAAGTGAAGGCAAGCGGCACCGCCACCCCGCGCGAAATCAACGAGGCTTGGAAAGCCATGGCGGAGGCCGCCATCGCCGCCAACAACGGCGTCGCCGATTCGGCCATCCAGTCGCAGGCGGCCGCGCACGGCTTCGCCATCAAGACCGACGACGCGGGCAAATCCATCATCGAATCGATGAAGAAGGCCGAGGAGGCCACCAGGGCCGTCGGCGCGGCAGCACAGAGCGCGGCCGAGCAGATGGACGGCATGGCCAACGTGGCATGGAAGGCGGGCGGTGACCTGGTCGCGCAGGCACGCGCCCACAACGCGGCGCTCGGCGAGCTGAAGGGCACATGGATCGACGCCACCGCGGCCGCCAGCCGCTACTCGTCGGAAATGGCCGAGCTGGTCTACAACGCCAACAAGAACACCGAAGATATGCGCCGCGAACACGCGCAACTGGTGGACCAGATGGAGGCGCTCGCACGCCAGCAGCAGCAGCTGCAGGACCAGGGCAACGGCGCGGCGCGCGGCGTGGAAGACCTGCGCCTGCGGCTTGTCGAGTTGGACGGCACCGAGGAAGAAGTCGCCCGCGCGCGCATGGAGCGCGACAAGGCCAATATCCTGCGCCAGCGCGCTCTTCTGGATCTGGAATTGAAGCGGGCCATGCTGCGCCAGGACGATGAGGAGGCCGCGCGCCTGCGCGAGGAAATCGCCCTATACAACGAGCAGCTGGTGCTGCTCGACCAGGTGTTTGCCAAGGAAGAGAAACAGCGCAAGGCCAAGGCCAGCAACGCGGGCGGCGAGCGCAGTGGCGGCGGCAGCAGCGGTAGCAGCGACAGCAGCAGTGGCGGCATCGGTGCGGGCACCGGCACCGGCGGCAGCGCCACGTACAACATCACGGTGAACGCCAACGGAATCAATGACCCGGTGCAGCTGGCCCGCAAGCTGGTGCCCGTATTGAAGAAGATGGACCGTCTGGCGCAGTGATCCGCGCCGAATGTAAAACGTTTTAATTGGCCCAGGCGCGGGCATGCCGGCACCATGCGGCCATGCCTTCCGTTCAGCGCTACCTCTCTGGCCGCGACAACCTGGTGCGAACGGCCGCGTTGACGGCCAGCAGCGTCCGGCCCAGCACCGCCCTTGAGCGCATTGCCGCCCAGCGCTTGGGCGGCGGGCGGGCGCGCCTGGCGGGCGCCTACACCGGGCACGAGGCCGCGCGCATTGATGTGGAGGTGGTCGCCGCAGGCGGCATACCGCGCGCGTCGGTGCCGCAGTTCGTGGGCGTGGGCAACGGGCAGCTGCTGGTGCAAGGCGTCGACGCGGCCGCGGCGCTGCAGTCGTTCACGCTCACCCTGTATGACCTGGGCATCGCCACCGAGCACGCGGGCCTGGATGTGCGCGAAGTGCGCCTGCGCGCGCGCACGCCCGGCGCGCCGGGCAACAGCATCCGCATCAGCGTAGAGCCGCAGCTGACCCGCAGCGCCACCAATTGGGCGCTGCTGGCTGAGTGGTCGAGCAGCACCGCGCGCCAGTCGGGCGTGCAGTGGGACTTCGGCGGCCTGCCGCTCAACGCCAAGCAGGAGCTGGACGGCAACAGCCCCCGCATCGTGTTTGGCGCCGATCCGCAGGTCTACCGGCCGTTCCGTGAGTACAAGGACGGCGACTGGCAGTTTGGGCTTTCGCCGGCGCTGCAGCGCAATGTGCCTGCGGGCACGCCGGTGCTGTCCGTCTCCGGCGGCTATGTAGTGACCGTGACCGACGGCATCACCACCGAGACCTTTGGCGACACCACGGCCGCGCAGCCCGAGATTCAAAGCTTCTACCAGCTGCTGCTGGCGCTGCAGGCGTCGGCCCTGGTCGAGGTGGCCGGCGTGGTTGCCGCTGACCGCGTGGTGGGCGGCCAGGCGTCTATCGACGTGCCGCTGCGCACGCAGGCCTGGCTGCTGTCCCTGTCGGGCAAGACGGCCGCCATTGCGGACGTGGCCGTGCCTGGCGGCGCGCCCACGCAGGCGGTGACGGTGCGCTGCATCAACGACGATATTGCCGGCGCCGAGCGCTGGAGCGTTTTTGGCGATGTCTCCGGCGCGCTGCCGGTGGCCACCACGGGCGTGCCCTACACCAGCGCCGCCGCGCTCTTCACGGTGCCCCGGATCGACCCCGCCGCCGTGGGCAGCGGGCGCTGGAGCTTCACCTTCACACCGATCTCGCGCGGAGAAACCGAGGGGCTGCCCAGCGTGTGCCTGCGGCCGTTCCGGCTGGGCCGCAATGCGGTCGCGCGCAACGTCACCTTCCGCTATCAGCTGCGGCCGCCGCCGGACTGCAGCTGCAACGACATGCCAACGCCCCGGCTGTCGCTGAAATGCCTGGGGCTGGACACGACAGGAGGCGAGGCCATGGCGCTCGATGCCGCCGTTCAAAGCCGTTTAACCGGGCTGTACGCCTGGCGGTCGGACTTTCACGAATCGAACTTTTCCAAGTACTACGTCCCGCCGAAGGACCTGGACTACGCCGACGCGGTGACGCGCGCGTTTTCGGACTGCCTGCAAGAGGTGTTCGAAGCGGCCGCGGCGCTGGCCGAGTGGGACGCCGCATTCACCGACATGCAGGCCGACATGGTCGACCTGGCCGGAGCGGCGTTCAACAACTACGCCGGCGCCAACCTGCCGGACGCGGTGCCGCACCTGACCGACCAGGCGACGGCGGGCACCGCCTTTGGCGCCCAAACCCCGCTGCCCAGCGCCTACAGGCCCGACGCAGGCGGCATCTCCGAAACGCCGATGCCGCAGACACTGTCGAACGCGGTGGAGCAGCTGGTGCGGCGCTACACGGCGCGGATGGACCACTGCCGCACGCTGGCGGGCATCGTCCCAAAATCTGATTCCAGCGGCGCAGATGCGGGCGGCTGCTGGATCGACCACGGTGACTCGGCCTGGTGGGCCGACCCGGAGGGTCACTACCTGCCCGCCTTCACCAATCAGCCGTACATCAGCGCGCGCCGCGACCCTGAGACCGGCAGGGCCTACAGCACCATGGAGTTTGGCTTCGGCCTGGTGGCGGCGTGCCCTGAGCGCTTGAAGATTGGTGATGAGATCACGGTGCGGATCGAATCCGTGGACGGCGACAAGCCCTACAAAGTGGGCGACGAGGCGGTTATACAGACCATCGGCGCTGGCCCCGCCTGGCTGGCCGGCGGGGTCGACGGCACCGATGAGCAGCGCTGGCGCGTGGCCGCCCGCGCGGCCGGTGCGCTGGCAGACTACGTGGTGCCCACCGATGGCACGGCGGTGCCGCCCTATGGCGCGGCCGGCGTGGCGCTGCAGATGGCGCCCGGCGGCATCCCTTTCGCGCTGGGCGACAGCTTCAGCCTGGCGGTGGAAGCCGGCCAGTTCCGCTGGCGCAAGGACGGCAGCGTGTGGACAGCGCCTGCGGACATCCCGGCCGATGGCCAGGCGCCGCTGGCCGATGGCATCACGGCCCACTTCGACCCCGGCGCCGCCCCGTCGTTTGTGCCGGGGGACGCTTACCAGTTTCTGGTGCACCAGCCCTGGGCGGCCAGCCATGTGCAGAGCGCGCAGGCCGCCAGTTGGGGCTGGAGCGGCCCGGCCGCCACCATGCTGATCGACTTCGGCGCCCCGCAGCCGCTGGGCGCCGTTGGCCTGGCGCGCTATGGGCTGCCCGCCAGCGCCAGCGTGACGGTGGCGCTGTCCGCCGATGGCGCCGCGTGGTCGGCGCCACTGGTGATGGACATGTCGCGCGCTGTTAGCGTGGTTATGTTCGGCGCGATTGCGCGCTACCTTCGCCTGACGGTCGCCAACGCCGAGGGCGGGCACATCGGCTGGATCTGGGCCGGCCAGCCCATGCTGACCGACCACCACGCCAGCAGCTGCCAGCGCCGCCGCCAATGGGCCGCCACGCGCGGCGACGGCTGGAACGCGGCCAGCATGTACGCGGGCGTGGGCGAAGGCTGGAGCCTGGGCTGGTCAAGCAATGATTGGTCTGCCAGCCGCCTGCTGGAGGCCGACGTGGTCAAGCTGTTCGCGCTGCTCGATTGGGCGCAACAGGCGGACGAGCCGCTGCTGTTCGTGCCGCATTTTCAGCACGCGAAAGACGCTTGCCTGGTGCGCTTCAAGGCCGATGCGCTGGAGGTCGGCGACAAGAACGAATACCAGGCCGACGACGACGGCCACCGGTATATGTCCGCCGCGTTGGAGCTGGACCCGGTCTACGCCGCATGAGCACCGCGCTGGCCAACGCCTGGCTGCAGATAGACGGCGGCCCCGACGGCACCACGGTCAACCTGGTGCCCCATGAGCGCCAAGGCGCGGCCGCATTGGGCGGGCTGGTGGTGCGCGCCCTGAAGGCGCTGCCGCCGATCGAGCGGCCGCTGTCGGTGCCCGGCATCGAGGCGGCGCCCACCAGCAGCATGGATGTCGAGCTGGACAACGCCGACGGAGCGCTCACCAGGCTGTGGGCCGAGCGCCCGCCGATGCGCCGCGCCGCGCGCGTGCTGACCGAGGGCGGCGTGCTGTTTGCAGGCATCGTGACGGGCCTGCAGATGGGCGCGTCGGTGCGCGTGAGCCTGGAAGCGGGCATGGATCGCCCGCTGTCGGACAACGTGCCCCTGCGCACCAGCGCGGTTTGGGGCGGCTGGCGTGAGGTGCGCGTGCTGCCGTGGGGCTGGGGCGCGGTGACCGTCACGCCCATCCAGTACAGCGCCGACCAGCGCGTGTTCCTGCTGCTGGACCACCCGATCGCCGGCGTGGATGAAGTGAAGCGCGACGACGTGGCCACGGTAGCCTATGCGTGGGAGAACGCGGTGGACAGCACCGGCCGCGCCGTGTCGTTCCTCGAGCTGGCGCAGCCGCTGGCCGATGGCGAGCGCCTGGCCGTCACGCTGCGCGGGCGCATGCACCCCGACACGGGCCGCCCGCTGCAGACGCCGGCGGAGATTCTGTTCGACCTGCTGGCCAACCTGGCCGGCGCGCCGGTGCAGTGGGCCGACCTGGACGACTACCGCACCGAGACCGCAGGCGTGGTGCTGGGCGGCCTGGTGGCCGACAACACGATCACGATCCGCGCGGCAGTCGATGAACTGATGCAGTCCGCCGGCAGCGCCTGGTCGGCGGCGATGCCGGGCGTGGCGCTGACCTGGCCACCGCTGCCCGATGACGTGGCGCCGGCCCAGCGCGTGGACGCCCTGACGGCGGCCGGCCTGCAGGCCGCCACGCAGGCCACGGGCATCTTCACCGTTCTGCGCGTGCTGTACGACTACGACCACGCAGCCGGCCGCTACCGGCGCGCGGTGCAGCTGCGCGCGCCAGAAGCCGCGCGGGACTATGGCGAGCTCGAGCTGGAGTGGAACGCCGCCTGGCTGCGCACGCCGCGCCAGGCCGAAGCGCTGGGCCAGCGCATGCTGGCTTGGCTGGCCAGGCCGCGCTGGCGCGTTAGCTGGCAGCAATCGTTTGCCGACGTGGAGACCGGCGCCTGGGCCGAGCTGGCGCACCCGCTGGCGCCCATCACCGGCCGGCACCGGCTGTTGGCCGCGCGGCTCGATTTGTCCACCGCCACCCTCGAATGCACGGCCGAGGCGCCTGTGGGTGCGGTGCCGGTGATCGAAACGACCAAGCTGTCCACGGCGTTCGAGCCGGTCATCCAGCCCGGCATCACGGTCGAAGTGGGGGCGAACGAGATCATTTTCACCGCCCGGGACGAGCAGGGCAACGCTCTGCCCGGCGCGCGGATCACGCTGGATGGCGGCGTCACCCGCATCGCCAACGCCGCTGGGCGCGTCTCTTTCCCCGTCGTGCGCGGCCGCCATGTGCTGCTGATCGAGTCGGACGGCTACCCGCCCGCAGAGGCGGTGGTGGTGATATGAGCCGCCGCCGGTTTTTCCCCGCCCAGGAGGCGCAGCGCACGCTGGGCGCCAAGGTCGAGCTGGAGATGCAGATGCGGCCCGAGGTGCCGGCGCCGGCAAAGTCCGGCGGCAACTGCGAAGTGGGCGGGGCCGCGCTCTTTCGGGATACGCCGCGCATAGACGGCCCCCATTGGTCGGCCAGCGCCCAGCTGCTGCAGGTGGTTTACCAAGATTGGCGCATCACGGCGGGCTACTGCGACATGCCGAGCGAGTGGTCTTACCCGGACGAGCAAGCCTGGCGCGCCGTGCTGGTCGGACCCTCTTTGTCCGGGGTGGATTGGAGCTGGACCCTGGAGGCCCCGCCGCTGCCCAACGACCCGGATTACCCGCCTTCTTGGTGGGACGGCATGGAGGTGGAGGTGCAGGACGGCACGCTGCGCATCCTGGTGCTGCCGGGGCGCGTGCAAGGGCCGAACGACGCGCCGGTGTGGGCCGAGCTGCGCGCCACGGCTTCGTGCGGCGGCGCGCGAGCCGGCACGATCATCCTGCGCGTGGTGCTGTGGGGCGGCAACTACCAATTTCCGCCCATAGGAGGATGAGCATGGCGCCATTGATCGACTGTCACGTGCTGACCTTGCCGGGCGACAACCCGGCGTGGCGTGCAGAGTTGGAGCGCGACCTGGCCGCGCAGCCGGTATGCCAGCACTGGATCGCCGGCATCCCCGGCCAGATCGGCGCCGCGCGCGCCGCCGGCTTTGCGCTGGGCGACGCGCCCTTTGTGTCGTTTGCCGACCCTGATGACCGGATCATGGGGGGCGTCTTCGCCAAGCTGCTGCAGGCGCTGCAGGAAAAGCCCGACGCGCCCTTCGCATGGGCGGGCGAGCAGCGCGTCGGCGCTGACCTGACCCCCATCGGCCGCGCGGCCGTGTGGCCCGAGGGCTATGACCAGCGGCGCCACCGCAACTACACGGGCGCGTATTGCCACGGCGTGGTGCTGATCCGCCGATCGGTACTGGCGCCGGCGCTGCCCGCGCTGCGCGCCTGCCACGTCGGCGCCGAGGGCGTGCTGCTGGCCCACCTGGCCGGGGTTCATGCCCCGATCCCGCCCGGCCGCGAGCCGGTGCATCTGCCCATCGTGGGCCGCTTCTGGCGCGAGCACCGGCAAGCGGTCCACCACACCTTCACCCCCGCCGACAGGGCGCGCAACAGCCGCGCGCTGGGCTTTGAGCCGCAATACCTGCACACGCCCCGGCGGCCACCCGCCGCGCCGTGCGCCACGTGCGGCCCGCCGCGAAGGTAAAAAAAGACGGGCGACTGCCGAAGGTGCGGGAACACCAACGGCAGCCCCATCCCCGCAGAAACAGCCTGCAAGTCCGGCAAAGACCCGCCACTCTCGCGAGAGCGCGTCGAGCCTACCAGCAATTGCTGACAGTGAAAGAGGCTTGCATCCATGGCAACACCCATCATCCCCTGGATCGGCGGAAAGCGCCGCCTGGCCGCGCGCATCCTGCCGCTGTTTCCCGCCCACACCTGCTACGTCGAGCCCTTCTGCGGCGCGGCCGCGCTCTACTTCATGAAGGAGCCGGCCAAGGTCGAGGTCATCAACGACATCAACGGTGAGCTGGTCAACCTCTACCGCGTGGTGCAGCACCACCTGGAAGAATTCGTGCGCCAGTTCAAGTGGGCGCTGTCCAGCCGCCAGATCTTCAAATGGCTGCAGGCCACGCCCACCGAGCCGCTCACCGACATTCACCGCGCGGCGCGCTTCTACTACCTGCAGCGCTCGGCGTTCGGCGGCAAGGTCGACGGCCAGACCTTCGGCGTGGCAGCCACCGCGCCCCCACGCCTGAACCTGCTGCGCCTGGAAGAAGACCTGTCGGCCGCCCACCTGCGCCTAGCCAGGACGTACGTCGAGCACCTGGACTGGGCCGAGTGCATCCAGCGCTACGACCGGCCCAGCACGCTGGTCTATTGCGATCCGCCGTACTGGTCGACCGCCGGCTACGGCGTGCCCTTCGAGCTGGCCGAATACGACCGGCTGGCGGCCCTGGCCAAGACCATGGCCGGCAAGATGATCGTGTCCGTGAACGACATCCCCGAGATGCGCCAGGCCTTCGCCGGGCTGCAGATGCAGCGGGTGGAGCTGACCTACCAGGTGGGCGGCAAAGGGCGCGCCGGGAAGCGATCTGGCGAGCTGATCATCCAGAACTTCTAG